GAATTTACTGTTAAAAACTATCTGAAAGGCAATCTGTACGAAATCACTCAGGAGGATCAAACTTACGAAGAGTTCTTAGAAATGACTAAGGCTATGAGAGATGAAGATTAATTAAGTATATATTTAGAACAGAATGGAGGTGGTATACATTGATTAATCCGGATCACAGAGCATATCTTCTATGGTTGAAGAATCATATTAAAGACGATAATCATTTAAAGTATAACAAATTATTGAATCGCTTATTCCTATGGCAGTACGACTCTACGCTACCAATGGACGAAAATCGAGCAGCTGACGGAGTGGACATGCGATATCGCTACGGTTATGAACGTAAAATTAGTGACCATGAGATTGCTAACTATATTGATGTGATGCAATGTACCATGCTCGAGATGATGGTAGCGCTAGTTCTACGATGCGAACGAGAGATTATGTATAGTCAAGAATATGGAGACCGTAGTGCATTATTGTTTTGGAGTATGATTGATAACCTAGGACTAATCGACATGGACGACTTCGCCTATGACCAAGATTACGTCGATACGGTTATTCGTAATTTCCTAGATGGTGATTATCAGCCAGACGGTAAAGGTAGCTTATTTAGAGTACGTAATACTCACGGAAGAGACTTAAGAAATGAAGAGCTATGGGTACAAGCAAATTGGTACCTAGACGAATTCATGTAAATATAAAGAAAGGAGGTAGCGAAATGTAATGTTTGATTTCTTAAAGATTTCAACTAAATCGATTAAAAAGGACGTAGTCGAAATATATCCTAAGTTCATTGTCGGTAGAACTCAAGATTTACTTATTCGAGGTGGAGACTTCTATGCAGCTTGGATTGAATCGAAAGGACTCTGGTCAACAGACGAATGGGACGTTATTCAAGCTATCGATGCTGAACTTAAACAATATTATGAAGACTACAAAAATAGAGTGGAAGGCGACGTTCGAGTTAAATACTTATGGGATAGTTCATCTGGCATGATTGACGTTTGGCATAAATATTGTCAGAAACAGATGCGTGATACTTATAAAGTACTTGACGAGAATATCGTCTTCGCAAACACAGAAGTCACTAAGAGCGATTACGCAAGTAAGAAACTCCCTTATGCATTAGAGAAAGGGTCTTATGATGCGTACGACAAGATTATCTCAACCTTATATTCTGAGAGTGAGAGACATAAGATAGAATGGGCTATCGGTTCAATCGTCACTGGTGACTCTAAGAAATTACAAAAATTCATGGTTCTGTATGGTTCGCATGGTACAGGGAAATCTACAATCATCAATATTATCCAACAGTTATTTACTGGGTATACGACGATGTTCAATGCTAAAGACTTGGGGACAGCTAATAACCAATTCTCTTTAGAGCCGTTCAAAAATAACCCAATGGTAGCTATTCAACACGACGGTGATTTATCGCGTATTGAGGATAACACAAGATTGAACAGTTTAATTTCTCACGAAGCTATGCCAGTCAATGAGAAGCATAAATCTATTTATCAGAGTGCCTTCAAGTCATTCCTTATTATGGGTACGAACAAACCTGTAAAAATTACTGACTCACGTTCAGGTATTATCAGACGACTTATTGATGTGTCGCCAACTGGTAGACTGTTAGCACGTAAGGATTATCGAGAGTTAATGGACCGTGTCAAATTTGAATTAGGAGCAATCGCTTATCACTGTATGGAAGTATATTTAGAAGATCCTGAAGCATATGACGATTATATTCCAATCACGATGTTGGATGCGACGAACGACTTCTATAACTTTATGAGCGAGTGTTATTTGCAATTCAAGAAAGACGATGGTATTTCATTGAAAACTGCTTGGGAGTTATATAAGAACTTTAACGATGAGGCGAATGTTCCATATCCTTACACTCAACGTGTGTTTAAGGAAGAGTTGAAAAACTACTTCAAAGAATATCAAGAACGATATACGCTACCTGACGGAACTCGTGCACGCTCATATTTCAAAGGTTTCATTACAGACCGTTTCGAAGAGTGGCGCAAGACTGAAAAAGTTAAAATTGAGAAAGGTGATATTCCGACAATCAAATTCGAGAAGACTGAGTCATTGTTCGACAAAACATATTCTGACAGTTTGGCTCAGTACGCTACGAACGACGGAACACCTACGAAAAAATGGAGTAATGTTAAGGAGACATTATCATCATTAGATACATCTAAACTACACTATGTGAAGGTTCCAGAGAATCATATTGTGATTGACTTCGATTTAAAAGACGAATCGGGTAACAAATCTCTAGAACTCAATACGGCGGCTGCAAGCAAGTGGCCTAAGACATATTCCGAAGTAAGTCGTAGTGGTAACGGCGTACACCTACACTATATTTACGACGGAGATGTTAACGCATTAAGTAGAATCTATGATGATAATATTGAAGTAAAGGCATATACAGGTAATAGCTCATTGCGTAGACAGTTAACTCTCTGTACGACAGACGAGATAGCTCATATTGCTGAGGGTATATTACCGCTTAAGGGAGCTGATAAAATGATAAACTTTGAAGGTTTTAAGAACGAAGCTGCTCTTAGAACACTTATTAAACGAAATCTTAACAAGGAGATACACAATGCCACAGCGCCGAGTGTGAACTTCATATTTAAGATTTTAGAAGATGCGTACGAGAGTGGTATGGTGTACGATGTTTCAGACATGAGACAATCGGTTATCGCTTTCGCAGCAAACAGTACGAACCAATCTGACGTATGCTTAAAATTAGTCGGAGGGATGAAATTCCATTCAGAGGAACCATCTATTAATGATGAAGATTATATTGTTAGTGACGAACTAGCATTCTACGACATCGAGGTATTTCCTAACTTATTCTTAGTAAACTGGAAGTTCCAAGGTGATGACAAGAAAATGGTCCGTATGATTAACCCAAGTCCGTACGAGATTGAGAAACTAGTCAAACTTAAATTGATTGGTTTCAACTGTAGACGATACGACAATCATATTCTGTACGGACGACTATTAGGTTATGACAATGCACAACTATATAATCTGTCACAACGAATCGTCAACGGAGACAAAGATGCTATGTTCCGTGAGGCATACAACATTTCCTATACGGATATTTACGACTTCGCATCAGCTGCAAACAAGATGAGCTTGAAACTACTACAAGTAAAAATGGGTATTCATCACCAAGAGTTAGGCTTACCATGGGACAAACCAGTTCCAGAGAACATGTGGCCTAAAGTGTCTGAGTACTGCGATAACGACGTTATTTCTACTGAGAAAGCGTTCGAGTTCCTTAAAGCTGACTGGGTAGCGAGAGAAATCTTAGCATCACTTACTGGTATGACTGTAAACGACACGACTAACACATTGACTACGAAACTAATCTTCAAGGATAACCGTACGCCACAAGGTTCATTCAAATATAGAAACTTAGCGGACCCAGTATTCGAGTTATCCGAGGACGAATTAGAATTCTTAAATAAAGTAGCTCCTGGCATGATGGCTCAAAAACACGGAGAAGCTCAAAGCTTACTTCCATATTTCCCAGGGTACAAGAAAGAGTGGGGTAAATCCACATATCGTGGCATTGAGGTTGGTGAAGGTGGTTATGTATATCACAAACCGGGAATGTATTCGAATGTAGCGTTATTAGACGTAGCATCGATGCATCCACACAGTCTTATTACTGAAATTCTGCTAGGACTTAAATATACATTGATATATTATCAACTAGTAGAAGCTCGTGTATCAATTAAGCACGAAGACTGGTCAGCTCTAGAGACGATTCTAGAGGGTAAATTGATGCCTTATGTAGCCAAGGTACAAGCAGGCGAACTAAGCTCTAAAGACCTCTCTACGGCCCTAAAAACGGCAATTAACAGCGTTTACGGCTTAACATGTACAGCATACGAGAATGCATTCCGTGATAAACGTAATCATGACAATATCGTAGCAAAACGTGGTGCTTTATTCATGGTAGATTTGCTTAAAGAGTGCGAGTCTCGCGGCATGAATGTGATTCATATTAAGACAGACTCTATCAAGATTGCTGATGCTACACAAGAACAAATCGACTTCATTTCTGAGTTCGGTAGTCGCTACGGATATACTTTCGAGCATGAGGATACTTACGATAGATTATGTTTAGTAAACAAATCAACATATATCGCTAAATATATGACTCCACATAAAGATAAGAAGACTGGAGAAGAAATCTGGTGGACCGCGACTGGCAAACAGTTCCAAGTACCATATGTATTCAAGACTTTATTTACTGGTCAACCTATCACATTCGATGATTTATGTGAAGCTAAACAAGTTCGTACGACAATGTATTTAGATATGAACGAGAAACTTAGAGACGATACCGATTTAGTTAAGGAATTAGCTAAACTTCGTCGTCGATTAAACAAGGGTCAAATCACTCAAGAATTCTATGATACAGAAAAAGCTAGAATCGAGATGGAAATTGAAACTTGTCACGACCGAGTATTTATCGGAAAAGTGGGACAATTCTGTCCTATGGTGAGCGGAGTTGGCGCAGGTATATTGCTGGCTGAGCGAAACGGTAAGTACGATGCTGTAAACGGCACTAAAGGATATCGCTGGATGGAATCTGAAATGGTGACTGAGTTAGGTTTGGAAGATCGAATTGATAAGTCATATTTCATCAACTTAGCGAACGAAGCTATGGATGCTATATCTGAGTATGGAGACTTTGAGTGGTTCCGCTCGAATGACCCATATCCAAGAGAAACAAATTATGAAGAAGTAATGCTTGGGACAAACCCATTCTAATATAAAGGAGAGAATTAAAAATGGCTAAAAGTAAAATTGTAATGGAAAACGCACGTTTAATCTTTAGAAACTTCGAAGGACGTGAAGAAAAATATAATCGTAAATGTGACCGTAACTTCGGTTTAATTATTGAAGACCCTGAAGTAGCAGAACAATTATTAGAAGATGGTTGGAATGTCAAAAACTTCACACCAAAAAACAACGATGAATACGATGACACTCCTACGACTGTATATTGGTTACCAGTAACTGTACGTTTCGATAATGTACCACCAAAAGTAACATTGGTTACTCGTCGTAAAAAGACTAAACTTGATGAAGAAAATATCAGTGCGTTAGATTACGCAAGTATTAAAGAAGTAGACGTTATTGTAACACCATTTGACTGGGAAGTAAACGGTAAATCTGGTACTAAAGCATATCTTCAAACTATGTATGTGACTATCAACGAAGACGAATTCGCAGACAAATATGCCGATCTTGAAGAAGCTTAATCTGAAATCCCCATGGGAAAAATTCTCGTGGGGTAATTTTCTGGGAAGGAGGTAATCGTGACTAGAGGAGTATCGTTATTTGAACATCAAGAAGAAGCTGTAGCGAAAATGAAGAATGGATGTATATTGTGCGGCGGAGTTGGTAGTGGTAAATCACGAACGGCTCTAGCGTACTACTTCACCCAGCAAGGTGGCAAACTAAGTAAAGACGAGTACATCCCAATGGGAGATCCTCCGAAAGACTTATATATCATCACCACAGCGAAAAAAAGGGACTCGTTAGAGTGGGAAGACGAACTGGGCGTATTTCTTATGACAAGAAATAAAGAGCTTAGTATGTACGACCACAATATTGTAGTAGACTCATGGAATAATATCGGAAAGTACAAAGATGTACGTAATGCTTTCTTCATATTCGACGAGCAGAGAATTGTCGGAGGAGGAGCATGGGTTAAAGCCTTCCTTAAGATTTCTAAAGTAAACCATTGGATATTACTGAGTGCTACACCAGGAGATAACTGGTCTGACTATATTCCAGTATTCGTGGCTAACGGGTTCTTTAAAAATCGCTCAGAATTTCAGAGAGAACACATCATATATAAACGTTTCAGTAAATTTCCACAGATTGATAGGTATATTGGCACGAAGCGCTTAGAACGCATGAGAGAGCGAATTCTCGTAGATATGCCGTTCGAACGTGAGACAGTAGCTCATCATGAGACTATAATGGTCGAACACGACCGTATATTGTATAAGGATTTACAGAAAAACCGTTGGAACGTATATGAGAACAAACCAATCGTCAATGTGGCTGAGCTTTGTTATTTATTACGTAAGCTAGTCAATTCGGACGAGAGTAGACAAATAGAGTTATTAAAAATAGTAGAAAAAAATCCTAGGGTGATTGTCTTCTATAACTTTGACTATGAGTTGGAGATACTGAAGAGTTTATATTACGGTCCTGATGTGACTGTAGCAGAGTGGAACGGACATAAACACCAAGATGTACCTAAGACAGAAAAATGGGTATATCTAGTTCAATACACTGCAGGAGCAGAAGGTTGGAATTGCACGACGACTGATACGATGGTATTCTTCTCACAGACATATTCCTACAAAATCCTTCATCAGTCAACTGGACGGATAGACCGTATGAACACGCCATTTAAGGATTTATATTACTACCACTTTAAGTCTAGAGCTACGATTGATTTGGCAATAGCTCGTGTACTTAAGGACAAGAAAAAATTTAACGAAAGGTCATTCTACAATAAATTATACAAAGAGTGAGGTGGATTAACATGGTTGTAATCTTATTATTACTAATTATTATTATTATGTTGCGTAAAAAATAAAGGGGGCGTATTGGAATGTCACATTTTAGATTTGATAAAATTGAAAAAGACGATTTACGGATGGTCGATGGACACTTATATATTAGACACGATAACCATTGGTATCTATTTGCACGAAATGTTAAAGGTATATCTACAGTAACTGACTATGGAGAAGGAACATTTTCTGTAGTAGACAATAGTGGTTTCGCACATTTATTCTACACTAGACCGTATTTGGCAGGTTTCTGTAATGTTGAGATTGTTATGGGTAGATTCACTAATGCTGAGTATGCATGGGATTACGATATTCTTGTCAAGACTAGTAAGACTGCCGAAGAAGCTCATGAGGATGTTAGAAATGCTTTAACTAACCTTAATGGCGAATACGACAATCTATTAAGCGTGAGCATTCACTCTATTAAAAATGATGTTTTCTGTGGTTTCCCGGATATCGTGGAGACTGATGATGCGGAAGACGAAGATGAAAGGAATGGATACTATTGAGTAATGGACAATTCTTTATACTAATCATTGTGTTGTGGATACTATTTAGGAAACGGAGACGATAAGACTAATGGAATTTAAGATTGATATCGTCACGTTCTCGGCTATATTAATCGCAGTAATCTGTTTGAGCATATACGCTACCGAAGTTGTGTATGCTCGACGGATTGAGAAACTGAAAATAGTATGCGATGAATTGAAACGAGCTATCAAGCGTGAGAAAAAATGTGTAGCACGACTAAAACAACAGTGCGATATAGTAAAAAATGCGAAAAACGATGGTGAGGTCACTTTGTACGCAGACAATGTACCTTACTTAACAATCAAAGAAGGAGATTTGAAAAATGGATAAAGTATTATTAGTATCAGTTATTGCTTTAGCAGTAGCTTTATTAAGTATGTTAGTTAACCTTGCGTTGGTTTGGAAAATATCGGATTTAAAGAATAAACTTGAATGGGTTGAGCTCACTGTAAATGACAGAACGGGACAACTACATAAAGACGATGTAGAAATTAGTAATCAACTAAATAAATTAGAATGTAACACTAAAGATGCATTCGAGAAATTGACTAATCATTTAACCAGACATGATGATGAGATCGATAGAGTTGTGAAAAAATATGAGGAGATGGAAACCCGAGTAGCTAGACACACTGGTCAATTAGAAGACTTAGGAAACTTTGCAGGTATTACTACAGGTGAGTTACGAGTGTTAGAACAAAAGATATATAATTCATGTAAACCAAAAGAGTTACCAGAGCCTGAACCAATCACTAAGCAGATTGAAGAGGCTTCATTCCGATCCAATATTACAACTAACAATATTGAAATTAATAGTCTAGGGACTAGATTGGCTATCTTGGAAAATCAGATTAAGAGAAACCTCACAGAAAACGATTTAGTAGCTAGAGTTAATAAATTAGAGTGTCGAGTTGAGGAAGAAGATATCCGTAAACATAAACCAGACCGCAGACGAAAAGATGATTACTACCGTAGACCTAATAAGGGTGACGTATTTAAATAGAAGGAGACGATTAAAAATGGTGGATTATGGAACCATGTTATTAATTGGAATTAGTTTAGGTATTGTATTCTTTGGGTTACGATACTATTACGAATCTAAAATCAGACATATCTTAGAAGCGAAAGAGAAGAGCGATGAAGTGGTTGGTGAGATTATCGGTAAGTATATCGAACTAATCGCTATGAACTTCGCACTAAACGCTAAGGTCGGTCAGTACGAAAAGAAATATGGTAAAATCGAAGAGGAGGAAGATACTTATGAGACTGAAGCTAGAATGGTTCTTGACAAAAATAATACTCTTGATAAGATGGCTAACGATTCACCTAAAAGTTAGATATATGTATTGGTTCGTGGACCATGATGAGTGGAAGTACGAAGGTGACCTGGATGAGGCTAACCATATTATGAGAGAATTCAGAGGGGAGGGATAATATGAATCTTAAACATATTAACGTTGATATGAACAAGAAATTAATCATGCAAATGTATGTTGGCTTCGTGGTGGTTGTAGGATTGGTATTCGGTATCGGTCTGTATATTATCAACCGACAGCAAGATATGATTGATAAGCAGCAGCAAATTATCGAAAAGCAAGAGCAGACTATTATCCATAACGGTAACACGATCGAGTCGTTAAAAGACAAAATTGACGAATTATTACGCAAATCGAATAAATAGGGGTTATTAGAAATGAGTATTATAAACTTACCAACTATCAAGAAATTTCACTTAGCGATGCGCGACGGCTATACGGACGTAAAATACGGAGATAGACTAATTGTGTCAGTAGAAAATCCTGACTTGTATAATTTCCGTATTAAAGACTTGAGCTTTGTATATTATCCAGAGCCTGGGAATACTAGCAAGCGTGTCGGATATTACCGTACGGACGAATATGCTATCAAACAATACTCGGAAGAGTTGGTAGACGGAGTTTGGAAAGTGCGAGACGAAAAGACAGTTATATATTAGAAGACGAAAGGAGATTTGGATTATGGAACAGGAACAATTATATGCTGCGGTCATCGTTATTGGAGTGATATTCAGCATTCTAACTAATGTAGCTTTATATTATTACGGAGAGGCTAAGGATTTGAAACGTAAAGTGAACGAGGGAGAGTATCTGTACGTACGAGGTGATGACTGGATTGAGCGAGAAATTCGTAAACATCACGATGATAGACTCACTCAATTAGAGAACCGTATTGATAATCTTGTAAGTACAGAATTTGATAATCGAGTAGAGCTCAAAAATGAGTTACTCGTAATGAGACAGGAAGTCGACTTGATTAAATTCGCTAAAGGTATTAATCAAGATGGGTTCGTGGATAGAATTAAGAAACTTGAGGACGGGGCTTTAAAGACTATATATCGACTTAACAAGATTGAGAGTGACGAAGATATCGTTCGTAAAGAATTCTTATATGGTAAACTTAGAGATACGGATCGTAGAATCGTTAAGGTAGAAGACGAGTTGAAGAAATGGATGGGTGTTTCTGATGACTCAAAGAAAAGATAGTTATATTCCTGAGTATTATACGACTTATCGGTACGATAAACCTATATTACTTAAAGGCAGTATGAATGGTATAATGGTTACCGGTTTGGAACATGGGAAATTTAGACATCTTATCGATCGTAGACCTGGGATTGATTACTTGAATATTCACGATACTGATTGTGTAGCTATATTGAAAGATATGATAAGGAGAGCTGAGAAGAATGAAAGAAATGATAGCACTAGCGGCGATAATTAGTTTTTGGGGCGTATGGTCTTGGGGGCTTGGTCGCTTATATGATAAATATCTAGAGTCAAAAAGATTAGTGGATTGGGAGCTCAGTATGGACGGTAAGGAGGTGCTTATATTGTCCAATTACGAGCGTTTTAGTTATAAAGGGTGCTTATGTATCCTAAGACGTACAGACGGTCTCCTAAACGGTTATATCGGCTTTAAACCGGATATTACGAAGGGTATTGACGCCAAAACTTTATTAGATAGAGTTGATTGGGTCGGGGGGCCATTATCTGTGTTATATGATGCGACTAGAAACGAGCTGGAAGAACGTGATTTCAGCGCTTATCGAGTATATCGGTACGTATTTAGCTTCGCTGACACTGCTATAAATCGTCAAGAATTACGGGGAATTCTCTGTACGACGGTTGATAGTGTGTTAAAAACATTAAAAAATGATTAAAATTTATGGAAAAATCGGGATAGAGAGACTGTCTGGACGGCTTATTAGTGATTGAAAACGGTCACTTTTAGGCTGTTCGGACGGATTTTGTGGCCACTTTTGTTTTTGGGATTTGGCCATTTGGCCACTTTTATTTGTCCAAAGAGGTAAAAATTCACAAAAAATTCACAATTATTTGGCCACTTTTGGCCATTTGGCCACTTTCTGCCCACTTTCAAAACTGGATTTGGCCACGCAAAAACGTTGATTTGACGCGGTTTCTGAGGGTTCGTGGCCACTTTCCCACTTTTTTTATAATATTTGCTATAAATTAAAAATTTTTAAATATATATAAAACCTCGAAAAAATTTGGCCATTTGGCCACAAGTAGGAATTTTGGGGTTTTTGGGGCTAAATTCGGAAATTTTCCTAAATTGAGCAGCCTCGCAGGATTTACAATCCCTTTTATGAGAGAGAAGATAAAAAGGCCGAATTGCGAAAGCAACGGTTTCTCTTTTTGTTTTCCTTTTGTACAAATAGCAGGGAGCTATATTTAAAAATTAGAAAGGAGTAAGCGGAATGGCACTTGAAAGTGATTTCCAATCAGGACTAATCTCGGATATTAAGAAGATGTATCCAGATTGTATGGTCCTTAAGAACGATCCGAATTATATTCAGGGAGTTCCAGACTTGTCGATATTCTTTCCAGATGGTCGATGGGCAATGATCGAATGTAAGAAAAGTAAGAACGCAAAGAGACAACCCAATCAACCATATTACGTAAAGATGTTAGACGAGATGGGATTTGCGAGATTCGCTCACCCAGAAAATAAGGAGGAAGTTTTACATGATCTTCAACAATCATTCAAACCTAGCCGGTCAGCACGCATTTCTAGGAGCAAGTAAATATCATTGGTTGAATTACACTGATGAGAAACTGGCCGACACTTATATTAGACAACAAGCAACTCAGCGAGGAACTATATTACATGACTTCGCTGCTCAATGTATTACACTAGGACAGAAATTACCTCGCTCTACTAAGACATTGAATATGTATGTGAACGATGCTATTGGTTTTAAATTGACACCAGAGCAAGTTCTATATTATTCACCAAACTGTTTCGGTACAGCAGATGCTATTTCTTTCAAAGATAAGTTTCTAAGAATTCATGATTTGAAGACTGGTGTTATTCCAGCCCATGTTGAACAATTAGAAATCTATGCGGCTTTATTCTGTTTAGAATATAAGGTCAAACCACAAGACATTGGAATGGAGTTACGACTCTACCAAAACAACGAAGTGATTACTCATAATCCTGACCCTGAGAAGATTCACGATATTATGCAGAAGATTGTTCACTTCGACAATATTATCGAAAATATAAAAGAAGAGGAGGTTTAGTAGATGATTGATATTGACATCATGAATGAATATTTTGATGATTCGTATGATTCGGATGACGATTTATTACACTATGGTATGCCAAAGCGTTCAGGCCGATATCCTTATGGTTCTGGTAAAGACCCACATCAACACACTAAGGATTTCTTAGGTCGTGTAGAAGATCTCCATAAACAAGGACACAGCGAAACTGAAATCGCTCAAGCCCTTGGTATATCTACTGGACAACTTCGTAAACAAAAATCAGCAGCTAAAGCTGAACAAAGAGCTATATTAGCTAAGACTGCTCAAAGTCTACGAGACAAAGGATATTCTCTTCCTGAGATTACAGCTAAGATGGGTTATAAAAATGATTCATCGATTCGTAACTTACTAGATGCGGATATTCAAGAGCGAGCTAGCAAAGCCAGAAACACTGCTAATTTCTTGAAAGAGAGAGTTAGTGAGTCTGGCATGATTGATGTAAGTAAAGGTGTAGAGAGATATTTAGGAGTGTCAAAAGAGAAACTTCAACAATCTCTCGAACTTTTAAAACAAGAAGGTTACGAAGTATATAATCGTAAACTCGAACAAGTTACCAACAAAGGTAAATTTACTACCATGACAGTCCTATGTCCCCCTGGAACAGAATACAAAGAAGTATATAAGACTGAGAAGATTAATGGTATTGAGAAATTCACATCTCACGATGGTGGACAAACATTCGATACTATGCAATATCCTGCAAGTATGGACTCTAAGCGACTAGCAATTAGATATGCTGAAGATGGAGGTATCCATAAAGATGGTGTTGTGGAAATTCGTCGTAATGTTCCTGATCTATCTTTAGGTAACTCACACTATGCCCAGGTTCGTATATTAGTAGATGGTAACAAATATATTAAGGGAATGGCTATGTATTCTGATGATTTACCACCAGGAGTCGATGTTATGTTTAACACGAATAAGAGTAAGAAAGTATCTAAATTAGATGTTCTTAAGAATACAGAAAATAACCCATTCGACCCAAACAATCCATTCGGTTCGCTTATTAAGGCTAATGGTCAATCATATTATACTGACAAAGATGGTAAACGAAAGCTATCTTTAATTAATAAACGTTCTGAAGAAGGGGATTGGGATGCTTGGTCTAAGAATTTACCATCTCAATTTCTAGCAAAACAGAATAAAGAGTTAATCGATAAGCAACTTAAGCTTACCGAGAGAGACCGATATACTGAGTTCGACGAAATTATGTCGTTGACTAACCCAACTGTTAAGCGACATCTATTAGATAAGTTCGCATCTGGTTGTGACACTGCTGCTTCACATTTAAAAGTAGCCCCACTACCACGACAAAGATATCAAGTTATATTACCAATCACTAGTTTGAAGGACAATGAAATATATGCACCTAACTTTAAGAATGGAGAGAAGGTTGCTTTAGTTCGTTTCCCACATGGTGGTATATTTGAAATCCCAGTATTGACAGTAAACAACAAACACCCTAAAGCTAAAAGTATATTAGGGAATGCTTTGGATGCTGTTGGTATTAACAGTAAGATTGCTGAACAATTATCTGGTGCCGACTTCGATGGTGATACAGCATTAGTTATTCCTACTAACCATAAGGTTAAGATATCTAGTGATAAACCATTGCGAGGATTGGTAGGCTTTGACCCTAAAGATAAATATCCATATCGTGAAGGCATGAAGTTAATGACTAAGAATGCCACTCAAAACCAAATGGGTATGGTATCTAACCTTATTACAGATATGACAGCTAAGGGTGCGACCGAAGATGAACTAGCTAGAGCTGTTCGACATTCAATGGTTGTTATCGATGCTGCTAAACATAAGCTAGATTATAAACAAAGTGAGATTGATAATAATATTGCAGGTCTTAAAAAGAAATATCAGTATCGTGTGGATGAGAATGGTAAAGTATCTACTGGTGCATCTACCTTATTCTCTAGATCTAATGCGGATGTTCGTGTACCTAAGACTAAGGGTAGTCGTATTATTAATCCAGACACCGGGGAGGTATCTTATAAAATAGACCCCGATGCATATTATACAGACAAGAAAGGTAAGGAGAGGGTCCGTACTAAAATAAGTACCGCCATGATGGAAACCCCCGATGCTTACACTTTGGTCTCTAATGCAAACAATGTTAAGGAGAAAGCTTATGCAGACTATGCTAACAAGATGAAAGCCTTAGCTAATAGGGCCCGTAAAGAGATGTTAGCTACCCCTCGTCTTAAATACAGTAAGCAGGCGGAGTCTACATACTCTAATGAGGTGGCCTCCCTCAATGCTAAGTTAGCCCTAGCTGAGAAGAATGCGCCTAAAGAAAGGTTAGCTCAAGCTATTGCTAACACTAATGTCCAAGCTAAGTTAGAGTTCGACAAAGACATCACTAAGTCAGAAGAGAAGAAGATTAGACAACAAGCAATCACTATTGCTCGTGCTCAAGTCGGAGCTCAACGACATCCAATTGACATCACTCCTCGTGAATGGGAAGCGATTCAAGCTGGCGCTATCTCTGATACGAAACTAACTAAGATGCTTAACAACTCAAACATTGACAAGATTCGTGAGTATGCAACACCAAGAACTAGCAAACAGCTATCTCCTGCTAAGGTTAGCAAGATGTCAGCAATGCGTTCGTCTGGTTACACAACAGATGAGATTGCTTCAGCTCTTGGAGTTTCAGCATCAACAGTCATCAAGTACATCAAACAGAATTAGAAAGGAGAACTTTGAATGGCTAAATGTGCAATCACAACAACTGATAATCCTTATGATCCATTTGAACAGTTCGCTGAATGGTTCGCGTTTGATGAAGAGAAAGGTTATCATACAAGTTCGTACTTAAATCGTATAGCAAGAACTTCTGATGCTTTAACTGATGAAGAGAACGAAGCTGAGATTGAGCGAGCAATCGACGAAATTATCGTTGTTGATCCATTAAATATCTATAAGAAAGTAAAAATGGTCGATGAAGGGTAATATCGAAACCCCGGGGGGGG